TACCTCAAAGTCTCCCATAGTTAGAACACCAGCAGAAGAAAGAGATACTTTATTTGTTGTATTAGTTCTTAGATTTATAGCACCACCAGTTATTTGGACATTTGACTTAGAAGCCCCAACCTCTCCAACTACAACAGTACCAACATCAAGTATATCGGCAGTTATACTAGCAGTATCTATCTCAGTTGCAGTAATAGTCCCAGCAGTAATTTTAGCAGCTGTGACAGCATTTGCATCGAGTTTATCAGTAGTTACCGCACTAGCTTCAATCTTTCCAGCAGTTACAGCATCCGTTGCAATCGTAGTAGCAGTTATAGCACCAGCCTTAATGTCTCCAGCCTCTATTGTGTTGGCATATATCTTAGCACTAGTAATTGCATTAGCTCCTATTGTATCAGCGGTAACAGCTCCAGCATCTAACTTCGCAGTAGTAATAGCCCCAGAAACAATCTTAACAGCAGTCACAGCGTCAGAAGCAATCTCAGTAGCAGTTATAGCACCAGCAGCTATCTTAGCAGTAGTAATAGCACCAGCAACAATCTTAACGGCAGTTACAGCATCACTAGCTATTTCAGTAGCAGTTATAGCACCAGTGGCTATCTTGGCGGTAGTAATGGCGTCAGCAATAATCTTATTAGCGGTTACAGCATCCGTTGCAATCTCGGTTGCTGTAATACCGCTTGCGACTATACTATCTGCATTAACAGCATCCGTTGCTATTAAAGCATTAGTTACAGCGTCATTTGCAATAGCAGCAGTCACAACCGCATCATCGGCAATAATCGCAGAGGTTACTGCATCAGTAGCAAGCTCGGAAGTTCCGACAGCATCAGCAGCTATAATTGCAGAAGTAACAGCACCTGTAGCTAGTTGAGAAGTTCCAACCGCATCGGCAGCTATAATTGCAGCAGTTACAGCATCATTAGCAAGTTTTGCAGTTTCAACCGCACCAGCACCTATCTTAGCAGCAGTTATAGCATCATCTGCTATTTGGGCAGTATCTATATCAACACCATCCCATGCAGCACCAGAAAATGTTGTTCCACTTCCTAAACTACCACCAGTAGAATAAAACTTTCCGTCAGGGTCTATGCGAAAATATTTAGCATGTATACTAGAATCAGAGCCATCAGAATATAAAGTAATATCTCCTGCATTAGCTGTATAGCCACTATGATCCTCAGTCCCTGTATATATTGAAGTAGAGTTCATATTCCAATTACCAATATTCATAGTTCTTCCAAAACTTGCAACCTTCACATCCCTATCATATATCTCTATTCCTTCACGTGTTATAGCAAGATGATCTGATAATTTAGTACCAACCTTTGTTGTGCCATCAATAGAGAATGGACTATCATACCATCTTCCACCAATCTTACCAAATAATTTAGCACCTAGTTGTGTCTGTCTTATTTGTAAGTCACCATCAGCACCCTCGGCTTTAGTAGGAAAACCAAGCTTGTTGGATGTTACTGGTCTATTTGCTCCACCCCAAGTCATTATTTAATTGGCCTCGGTCTATAAAGTATTGAAATATCATTTATCTCGAAAGTTTCACCAGACCCACCTGCTGACCCATTCATATATATTGATATACTTTTCCAATCTTTTCCTTCATCCGTATCATCAGGCACAAATGTTGCCACCTCATAATCATCTAAAGCTGCTGCTGCCCAATTAGTTGCGGTAAGCCCATAAACAGTAGATGATCCATCAATTCTATAGTTAATGGTGGATGGAGGCGTACCTTTATATGTAATATAAATTTTAAATAACTTCTTTGTTTGAGATGGTAATCCAAAGTCTAAATCTTTTGTTTGATATGTGATTGTTTGAGCATCAGTATCAACCGCCTTATCATAATTATAGTTTTTTAATGCCTCTTCATCACTCTGACATATACTCAAATATCCATTTGGAGATATTATAAAATTAGAATGTCTATCAGAATTAGTATTTGTAATAAGAGAAGTTCCTTCAGTCCAAGACTGTGTTCCCATATGATATACCCAAGCACCTGTCCCATCAGGCGAAGTAGAGCTTGTTGCATCATCTCCAATATCTTTAAGTACTATAATACTTTGTGAACGTGGATCATATCCAACGCATGGGACTTTTACAGCATCCTTACTGCCAGCAACAGTATCTACGACACTACCCTCAGAAATACCCCAATTAGCAACAGTAAATTTCCCAGATGTAAGAGATATTACTTTATTTCCATCATATATAAAGCATCCAATATAATTTGCAAATATTACTCCAAATGGAGTTGCAAATGTCTGACATGGGTTCATTACCCCACAATTCCTAAATGAAGCCTCTGTATAAAACTGTGAAGGATTAGATATGTTTATTACATACATTGCATCCTGTTTAAATTGTAATATCTTATCTTTAAATGAGACTAATGCTGTTATTGGAGTTCCATCAGAAGATGGTGAATCAAATACATTAAGCTCTGGGAAAACCCCAGGTTTATTTTTCATTGAATACATCATTCCATCAGCAAATAATTTCCCTCTAAACATATAGCAACCTATAAACACAGCCCCATTAGAACCAACAGTTGCAGTTCTATATCTCACTTCGTGTGGTACTGGAGCAACGGTTGCATCATCAGGAGACTTATCATACATTTCATTAGCGTAATATCCATTTAAGGCAACATATGTATATAATTCTGGTGGAGATTTGAAATTTATATGATTTGCTAAATCATAAACAGGATCAGCTCCTATATCCCAAGGTGTAAATGTAGAATCTAAAGCACCTTTAACACCATCTGGAAGACTAACCTCTGCAAGTAAATACCTCTCTACTGTTCCAGCTTCTCTAAAATAAATTCGTGCACCATGTATTCTTTTATCTCCACCAAGCTCAGCTCCATTAGCATGGCTTAAACTTACATTAAAATCTAATGTTTGATCTGTTAATGTATCTGTATTCATAAAAGACAACCCTGTTTCACATCCATTATCAAAAAGATAACTAACATAGAAAGAATAAACTATACCACCTGATGAACCCCAATTACCACTACCAGTAGGATTAATATATACTGTCATAGCACCAGGAGATGCTTCTACTCGTGTACCAGTTGCATCTACCATAGTTACATCATCATTGCCAGTACCAACATCAGGAGAAGTTAATAATGCCTCGCCTGTTTGCCAGCCAGTAACAATCTCATTATTATTCATGTCCTTCCTATATACAAGCATAGCAACTTTTCTTGAAGTTGTGTGTATTAAATTAGCATCACAAACATATAATCCATTACCTGATGCATAAAATGTAGGAGCAACATGAGTATCTGCTCCAGCAATATCTAAATAATCACCAGTTGAAGTAGTGCTATCTTTAAGCCTAACATATCTTCCATCGGTTGCTGCAACAACTGTGTAATCACCTTGAGTTGGTGTAGCTTCTAATGAGTATCCACTTTTAAATACATAGAGTCCATATCCAGGAGATGGAATGTGAGTAGCACCACCTGCTGCCAATGTATCAGTTGTCAAGTCATTATTAGTATTCTTTATATCACCAAGTAATGTTATTCTTCCAACTTGTGAAACTGTAACGTTTTTAGCTTCTTGACATTCTGTATCAGATATATCACGTGCAGAAGACTTTTGGTTAATACCACCATGAAACTTAGATAACTGATATAATCTCTTCTTTCCACCTGTTACCTGTGGTAATGGTTGAAATCCTCCAGGGATTGCATTCCAATTAATAGAACCAGAAAAAGGAGCAGCCCCTACGTTTGAAATAGAAGGCATTGAAGGCATTGGATTAGCGGTTAAAGCACCACTTGATTGCATTAAAAGCTCATTCGCCCTTGCTTTATCTCCAATAACGTCAATAGGAGGAGGAGGTGGAGGATTTTCAGGAGTATAGGTTGGAATGTCTGCTAATGCAGAATAATCAATATTCTGCATTTTATCTTTCACATCTGGAGTAATCACGTTATCTAAACCATATCCAGTATCAAGATTAAAATTGAAACCTAGGTCAATACCACTAAAGTCAATAGGTGCTATAGGCTGAGTAGGTGCTTTAGGCTTAGGTGGAGTAAAAGCAGGTGGCGATGGTGGTTCATACTGAGCCATTTGGTTTCCACCATATTTTACTGGAGATTGAACACCACTTTCTATATCATCGTCAAATCTTGCCATTATAAGCTTTCTATCACCTTTTTAACTTTTTCCCAAGCTTTATCATCCTTCTTAGTCTTTGTTACCTTAACAGCAATATCCCCTACTTTAATAAGGATAGCCTTTAACCCATGTTTTTTAACTGCTTTTGCTAATAATATTTTTAACATTATTTACCTACTATTTTATATATTGATTTTTTAATTGATGTCCATATAAGATCATCCCACTCACTCGGAGAGAGTGCAACAGCCTTATCTATAGCTAGAATGCCTATGACTACATATTCCCAATTTGCTGATAATAGTTCTACCATTTATTTTTCTCCTTTTTTAAAAAGTTTTATTATAATATCTTTTATTACGCCTACAGCAGTCATCGTCTTCTTTACTTCGTCCTTTGCTTCACGATTGCTGTCTATAAGTTTCACAGTTATATCGTGTAAATTCTTTATATCTTCCTGTACGTCTCTTGTTAGAAACCTTATCAGATACATTAGTGCATAGCCAAGACCCATAGCCACAGCTACTGGTATCCCTACAGTTTCTATTATGCCTACTATATCCAACTACACCTCCCATGTATTATTTAAGCTCTTTGTATATTTTAATCACTAAGTACACTAAAGTTGCAAATCCAACGCCTAAGCTTACAACTTCTGGTAACCAACCACTAATTGATAACCACCATCCACTCATCCCTGCTCCTGTTGTTTTTAATGTGTCTACTATTCCGTCCATTTTTATCCTGTAATTAATTCACCCCATAAAGAGGTTTTACCATTTATTATTTGTATTACATGCACAGTGAAAAAGCCTTTGTCATAGAAATCAACGATTGCAAATGCATGACTCCAATTGTGCATCCTATGTTGTAAAAATTCATTCTTCTTATCACTCATGTCCTTCAGACATCCTATACTCCACGCAGACTTCGCCCCATCCAGATGGGTAACAGATGACTGCTGTATGTCGTGGTGATGCCCATACATGACATTTGTTCCAAGCCTCATCAAGTGATTCCTTGTATGATTGATCCCAGCAAAATGGTGTCCATGATACAGGGCTAGTTTCCCAATCTTCATGTATTGACCCGCTGGATGATACGTATAACCTCTTTCTTTTAGTTTTACACATTCTTCAAACCTATACCTTTCCATATATGGATGCTCTTCAACAAACCTATTCATCCAATCATCGTGATTACCTTCTATCATATGCTTCTCTTTACAGTTTGCCTTATCAAGAGACTCATCTATTTGATCCATCCCTTTATTAACATCTTTTATATCCCTGTCAATAAAAGGAGTTTGGTATTCTAGCGGTGGACGTTTTTTCTTCCGCCATTGCCAGTGAGAACTTCCTTCCCATTCTCCTATGTCTCCTAAATCTACATATATATCTGGCTTTACTATTTCAATTGATTTACATAATACATTAATTGCTTTTTTATCCGCTAATGGAAAATGCTTATCAGGTGTTACTATTGCACGTCTTACTACACTTTTACCCATATACCTCCGTGTTAAAAGTTTGCTCCAAAAAATGTTGCGTTATCTGCTGCTACTGCTTCTGT